CGGCTCCAAGTTGTTGCTTTGTCCATTCTATCTCTCGCTTTATGCCTGTCTGGAACTTGGCATTCTCAAAGGGATTCTGATCCGGTTCAATCGCCACCACCATCCCAGCACCGGGCGACGAGGTGAAGGTTTTGGAGTTGATAATGAAGTTCTCCGTTTTGGTGGCCGTTAAGTTCAACCTTCCAACCTCTCCCACAGGTGAGAAGGGCCGACGATGTAGATGTCCTTGAGAGGTTCTGTCCTTTTCATTCTCGCCCCCTGCTGTGAGATTGGTGAACCAATCACTATCTCCCATGAAGTAACCGCCAGCATTAAGGGACTGCCTCTCATAGTAGGATTCGACATCATTATCATCGAGGTATATTCCATCGAACCACGTTTCCTGTCGGGACATCGCTGTTGTCATCAGGTCTCCTTCAAGTGGTTTCCTGTTGAGTGCTGCCAACATAGCAATAGCGTTCTGTCTGACCAAATTGAGGTCCAGTATGTTAGTATTCTCCCGGATAACCTCACGGGTCTGGTTTGTAAATTCCTGATTGGGTGGTTGGTCATCACCCATTATTATCCCAGTGTCCGGATCGGAAGCACCGAGCATCATAACCCTGTCGATAAATTCGCGGGTGCTTTTGTTGAATGATACTGATTTCAAGGGCCGTTCCGTCTCCGTTATGTCAAAATTGGCGGGATATAGTTCACCAACCCAGAAATCATATAGTGGCGTATCTTCGATAAGTTTCCGATCTCTGAAGAATAGTTTCCTTTCGTCCCTGAACTCATCGTCTGTGTAGCAATCCATCTGAAGGAACAGAGTATCACAGAGAGAGACAATGGCCTCATAGAGATTCTGTTCACTTCCCCACTGCTTTGTAATTGGTGCTTCCTGGGTGTCCGTGGTAGTGTCCTGTATGTTCCTCTGAAATGCCTGATAGAAAAATACCCTGTCATCAGGACCGTTGATATCTATGAGCCTGTACCCGAGCATTCCCGCATAATTCCCGATATCGAGACCTTCAAGTATCTGAGAAGCCACTATGGACAGTCCTGAGACTATCTGATCGGCCTCGCTACTCCCGGGGACACTATCATATCGGAACCGTCCCGTTAAAGCATCATCAAGGTCTTTCCGATAGTAACGGGTTCCATGACATCCTAGATGTCTTTGAATGGCGATATAGAGGTCTCCAAGGGCCGTAATGTCCAGAGAAGTGCTGTCATTCCATTGATAATCCCTTCCCTTTAACTGACCTTTGAAAATATAGTCTCCAAGGGCCGAATCCTCTATCTGCGGAAGGGATCGGCATATGTGGTAACTGATGTAATCCACATCTGAAACACCATCCGATATATCCGGGGTGACCTCCAAGGTGGTTGCAGAAATTATAGAGGTCACTTCGAAAGGATTGTCTATGGCCTCTCCTTTCTTATATATCCATAGCTTATCCCCGATTGCCACACCGAGGGCCGTAAAATCGACCAGTGAGTCAACCAAACGGTCAGGGTTTCCGAGTAGTGATTCAGCCTGCCACCCGTGCATGATGTAAGTGGATTGCTGTTTGAATACTCTGAATCGTCTATCAAATGAAACATGGGTCCATTCTCCATCATCGTCATCAAGTGTAAAATTCTCCATGAAGGAGTTAATGTCCAATGGAGCGAGAGAGTAATTGCAGACCGGATTCTCATTAACTGATTCAATTGTCGATAACTGTTCCTGTATGTTCCTGAGTTTCCAGTATGTCGCCTTATCGTTTGCCTCTACTAAGGATTGGAGATAAGGCAATCCTTCGGGACATTCGTTGGCCTGATCCGCCCATTCCTTTATCACGAATGCCGACCAATAACCAAGGTCTCCGTCAGTAGTATTGGAGGACACTATGTCGATATAACTTATTTTGGCATTCACCTTTTTGACTTCTTCGTCCTGGGTCTTGTCTCGGGTATAACGATTTAATCCCCCATCATACCATACCTTGTGGCCATCAAACTGAAATTCAATTCTATTAGGTGTCGGAGAGTTGTCATTGTGGATGAATACCTTCAGTTCGTGCCATATGTCCTCTGTGATGGCATCGTTTCCTCGTACCCATCCCCCTCCAGTTCCACCGTTAAATTGGGGGTAGACATTCCCGCCTGTCTTTGTTGTTCCCATTCCTAGAATGACATTTCCCGCGGTGTCTCTGGCTCTTACCCTGAACTTACTCGCATTGGCATTCCCAGAATCCACGCGTATGAGTCCCGTTAATACCTGAGTTAGATCATTCACGTCCGGTAATCTGGTTCTATGGGTCGCAGAACTGTTGTGCTGCATTTCAATGGCAGTATACTTATTGAAATAATTATGCGGGTCTAATGAATCGGAATCTGGATGCTCTATTATAGCAACATTGGTCTCACCAGTCCAATTTATCAGCGTAGTCCCTAGAACCTCATTCTCGAACATCTCACGCAGAAGGTAGTATGAACCTTCAGGAATATATCCTTTCAACTCCAATACGCCTCCAAAACCAGTTCTACCTCGTATTTATGGACGGTTCCCTTAACTTCCTTTTTCCTCAATCCCACTATCTTCACTTCCAACGATACCACTCCGAGACCTTGGGTGACTTCATCAGCTATCCAATCACAGGTTCTTCCAGACTGCATCCATTCCAATAATACAAAGAAAACCTCTTGTGGATCTGTGGCAACTATTACCCCTGATGTGTAGACAAGTTTGATGTCGTGCAGAAGGAATTTAAAAGCATATTGAGTGGAATCGCTACCAAGCATCTGTCTGATGCTGTGGATGGTTCCTGGTATGGAATGTTTTGCAGACCTTGGAAAATACTCATAATCTATCTCTGGAGGTCTGGCGATCCAATGAATTGTCGTACCGTTTGCAGTTAGTGTGAATATTGGGTCATAGGCCATCTACATTATCCCCCTTGGAGTGTATAACTGTGTTGAGTGTTGCCCGAGATAACGCCGTTTCAGTTCAAATACGATATCTCTCGGAGTGGTTCCGGAAGATTGAATGTTTATTACAGCGGATGATGTGGAAGTGGTTGTGTTCCTTGCAGGTCCGGGTCTCCCGATTATCTCGTCTGTGTGAACCTCCATCAATCCTCCCTTCTCAATTCGCCTTACCTGACCGACCTCGGTCTGTCCACCGGGAGGGGTCGGCATATCGGGAGTAAGGGCATTGACCGCAGCAATGGAAGCCCCTATTATGGCAATCCCAGCCCCTATGAACGCTCCCTTTGTTAAAAGACTTGTCGAAACGAACTGGGCTTTAATGTCGGCCCATCTCGCGGCTATCAATGCAATAAAGGTGGTGAATAATATCCCCATTTGTATCTTCAACTGAATCATCATCAATCTCCTCTGGTCCTGTGCGAGTCTCAATTGTGTCTCAGCATCGAATAGGGCTTCCCGGTTCTTTCTGGTCTTATCATCAATAGCAAATTGAGCAGTATCGACATCTCGTATGGCCTTTTTGACATTTAAATTGGCCTGCATAACGTCCAGAGTTCTTCCGGTTCTAGCCGTTAATAACCTTTGACGTTCTGCCAACTGAACATTTAATTTCGATTGTTCAACATCGAGTTCAAATCCTCTGCGTGACTCCCGGTTCAGTTCCCTTTTAGCATCTCTAACAGCCCTCATGGAACGAATAAGACCGAAGTTATTCTGTTCTAATTGAAGTGTCACGCCTATTATTCTTGTAAATGAGGAGGCAACGAAATTGCCGACATTGGCGATGGCGTTCATGGCCTTTTTCATTTCCTTCATATCGGCCTTGAACTGTGCATCAAGGATGACGTGTTCTGTTTTTTCAGCCACTTGCGAACACCTCCGAGAATATGTTCTCCATCCCTATGAAAGACTCTGCTCCTATATTGGGAGTGTTTATATTGACCATTACATCATTGGTTTCCTCTGTTATGGTTCCGATATCCTCACCACTATGAACGAACATTGGACCGCCCTTCTTTATCCTTCGAACCTGACCCACTTCCGTCTGTCCCCCCGGTGCTTCCGGCATTTCAGGGGTTAATACATTCACTGCGACTATCGAGGATGCCACTATGACTGCACCTATCACCGCCGCCGTACCAAGGGTAGCTATCCCCTCGGCAGTTAGATGAGCTGTTATCCAGGCCCATCTTGCGGCAACGAGGGTTGTAATGGACGTAATTAAAACACCTATCTCCATCCCCAACTGAATTTGTGTGAGTCTTGCTTGGTGGAGTGCAATGTTTCCCTGCAACTCAGCATCAAAGGCATTCTCATTCATCTTCCTATGTTTGTCATTAGCGGCAAACTGTGCCACTTGAACATCTCTCAACGCCTTTTTCTTGTCAAGGTTCGCCTGTTGGATATCGAGGAATACATTACCCTGTGCAGTCAATAACCGCTGTCTCTCAATGAGTTTGACATTCAACTTGGCCTGTTCGATGTCCAGTTCAGTATGTCTCCGTTTCCATCGGTTCATCTCTCGCTTGGCATCACGCTTGGCCCTTATGGAGCGTACCAGATCGAGGTTTGTCTGCGTAAGCCTTATCTGCGCCCCCATAGATACATTCATGGACCGGGACAGAAACTGACCGACATTGGCAACGGCGTTCATCGAGTCCACTAGTTCATTACTATCATCCTCCGCTTCGAGGGAAACTAACAGGTCATCGAGTGTTTCAGGCATTCTCTTTCTTCCCGGCTATTTGGTCTATTTTCCATTGTGGGGGTGCTGTCGCTTCCTCCCATTCATCTCCGAACTCCTCATCTATGATTGTCTCATCATCTTGAAGTACGTCCTTCTTGATGTACTGTATCCATTCCATCCATCTCTCATACTGATACCAGATACGAGGTGCAGGTGATTTCAACACCTCATTGGAGGATAAATTGGCCCATTCTGGAAGACATTCGAAGGGTTCAACTATACTGAATCCTTTTTTTTTATCAACTCAGCACTTGGAGATGATAGTTTCCAGACTTCCTCAAACAGTGGTTCGAATGTATAGAATATCCTCATATCTTCCTGAAGGGTCTTGATATCAAAGTTCGGATCGTTCTTTTTAAGGGTGACTCCTATAACGTAAAGTTCCTGTTTAATGGCTGCGATTGTCACCTCTGTATCTGGTGTCTTTACCGGGAGATGTCCAGTTTTCTCGTACTCCTCCAGTTCTTCCATCGAGTATATGGCTTTTGGGGCCATCTCAAGGGCCGTTAAATATTCGGCATATGTCAGAGGATAAATAGTTATGTCTGATCCTGCAAGAGATATTGTTTTCTGTTCTCCTACTATCTTCTTTATTGCATCACTCACATTTATACTCATTTCTAATTCTCCTTATACTTTCAATCCCCATATCTCCATTCTCAGGTCCGTTCCAGCCACCTCGGCGTAATCTGCAACTGATAGAGCTGCCCAAGGTGCATTTGTGGCAACCCACCTATTACCAGCAGCATATGGGTCTGCATTGTTAAATAATGGTTCATAAAAATTGTTGTTTGGTGAAGCACCTACAGTTTCAAGGGATGCGAAATATGTTCCAAATAGAGGGGGTCTTGCAGGAAACTCGAAAGCATGATTTATTCCTGCCAATACGGATGCTTGTACTTGTGCCGGAGTGTATTGTGTGGAGGTGAGTAGTGCAGGGCCAACTGGAATCCCCCCGGCCATAGCGTATATCCTACAAACAATATCAGCGGGCGTCAAAACAACTGAACTAAATTTCTGATATACTGTGCAAGTGTCGAAACCCATAATTATTCCAGTAGTCCACTCTTGACCCTCCCATTTCTCTATCCCCCCTTGTTGACCTATCGTTCCGAGGTTCACCCCCGCATTATCTATCAATACCTTCAACTCACATGGTTCAAATATATCAACCTGAGTGTAGGTATCAATATTCAGGGAATCGTTTGGAACACTTTTCATATAAGTCGCTTTCCCTTGAAGAGTACATCTTATTATTCTACCCTCTGTGGATTGTGGCTGTATCTCACCGAACTTAGTGCATGGGAATATTTGGGCTCTTGCAACATTGTCAATATCACTCGAAAGATCTTTTATGTATTGAATAACCAGATAGTTATGATTACGGACGCCGACCTCGTATAATTCCCTCTCAAGTGGTCCCGCACCCATGAACCCGAATAAGGAGTCCATCCCCGAACTTTCAATGGGGATGTCCAATCGTCGTTTATCGATCATGGTCTTATCCATTGATACATTCGTCTCATAGGTTCCTTCAATTACATCAACGGCCCTCATGTCACCCACGGCATTCTGGAACTCCAGGGGTCTGACAACCGAGGGTTTGAATGCTTGACACTTCCCTATCGCCCGTTTCTCAGGGGGCCAGAACAGGGCGTCGTCTCCTGCCTGAGTGCCATCATAATATCTGCCCTCGCCAGTGTCCTCATCAAATATCCACGTTACTGAGTTGGGGAATGCTATGATGAAGTTGGCGAATGAATCGTAAGGGGCCGGATGAACACCACCAACATATACCACTCCATTGGCGAAAGTATATTCTCCGGTTCCGAGTGGGGTGAGACCATCAGGATCGAGAACGGGACACTGTGCATCGTTCTGCTCGATAATGAGAAAGGCATTCTGAGAGGACCATGCATTCTCCATTAGGGCTCACATCCGTATAAGGTCATTCTTATGTCGAAATCCGTCCGAGCAGCCCAAGCCCCTGCAGGCGGCCACGCGGGACCAACCTTCCCCCATGCGTTACCCGCCCCAAAAGCATTCTTTCCTTGTATCCAATAGGTCGCATTAACTCCACTGTCGCTTGTCGTTTCCAGAGTGACGAAGTAGTTTGTTAAGGCAGCTAAAACCGGGAGGGTGAAATAAAATAATGTTTCGACCCCCGTAGATATATCGCCATAATCTATAGTATTAGAACTGGTTATCAGCGCACCATTTGGAACATTATATAAACGTAGTATCATGGACGCGGGCGTTAAATCTATGTTATTTATCCAGACTCCCACGGCATAAAGGTTAAAGGCCCCTACTGTCGTGATAACTTCGCCGATCCATTCTTCCTGTCCTCCTCCATCACCCACCCTGAATAATGCGTCCTGTGTGTTCTCAACCACCAATTCAACGGGTTCGCATTCCAAGGGAGACCACGCAAGGTTATTACTGAGTATTGTATCGAATGGCGCTGACCTCATGTAAGTGGGTTTACCTGTTGCGGTGAGGTTTATCACCCTCTCGGTTGCCGAAGCGATCTTGATATTCTCAAATGCAGTACACGGAAACACGAAGTTCTGAGCGACATTCGCGGGATCGCCTGAGAAGTCATGGATATATAGAACACAGATATAATAATCAGATTCCAACTGTCGAACATACTCATCCAGTTCTACAAGACCATGACCGAAAATAGAATACTGTTCAAGGGCCGGGGACGTTTTATCTCCTGCGGACATTTTAGTTCTATCAATCGCAACCTTATTGAGATTAACAGTATAATCGAATAATCCTGCGGAATGTTGGTGGTTGACATACATCTGACCGAGTTCACCATCAGACTGGAGTTTCTTGGTGATGCTTATATCGAAGGACTTGACCAGTCCTATGGCTGCTTGCGGGACGGTGTAGTGTATTGAAGGATCGGCATTTATCCCAACGCCTTGGGAACCGTCATATATCCTTCCCTCCCCCGTGTCCATGTTTATTATTATTCCAATAAAGCCACCAGCAATAGGCGGACAGAAACGGATAACATTACCGAAGGAATCAAAGGGAAAAGCATAGGACGTTGAGACATATACAACCCCGTTCTGGCTTACGAGGTTGGAACCACCTGAATCATAGGTGGGATCTCTGGTGGGACAGGAGGGGTTTTTCAGTAGTAAAAGATAAGCGTTCTCCCCTGAATACTGCCATTCCATGAAACATCCCTCTCATCGTCCTATGTGGATGGTGTGTAATCTTCGATATTCGGATGGTCGAACGGTATCGTATAACCATAGGTGGATTTAGCCACCAGTTTCAGAGGCGTGACTTTATCGACCTCTGGGTTTATATCGTACTGCTCGAATTTGACACACGGTAGGACCACTGTGTCGGCTATGTGATTAGCGTCCCCTGAAGCATCCCAAGTATAGAGGAATACCAGATAGTAGTCCTGAAGGTCTGGTTGTACGAGCTTCAAAAGGGTATCACGTTCAACTACACCTGGACCAAGGAACCCGAACTGTTCCAATACCGGTGAAAGTCTGGAAGGAGCAACGGGGTATTTATTCCGCTTTCGACTATACGCTTTATCAATTGTGAGATCGTATTCGTGTCCGAGAGCTTTGAGGTCGAAAGGCATCATCTGGCCCAATTCCTTCCCAACATCCAGAGTTCTTTTATTGGTGAGATCGAATTTCTGACACTTGGCTATTGCTCTCTGTTGTGCAGTCCAGAAGTCGGTCACGAGTACCTGAGTTCCATCGTAGAACCTGAGTTCGCCTGTATCGAGGTTCAAAGCATAACCCACGAAGTTGGGGTATAGTGCTATCAGATTGGCATACGAATAATGAGGGTGAAACACACCGTATGACGTGGATATGAATATTACGCCATTCAGAGCAACTATATTCCCGTCTGCGTCCAGGGTGGGGACTCTGTGATTACATCCACTAGAGAAATAGGCACTCTCCGAGTAGATGTTTCGCTCGATTACGATATAGGTTTGCCAACCCGCTTTTCGTGCTTCCATGTTAATCTCTCCTTTAAGGTATATCTTCAAGAGTATTTATAAATGTCCATAATTTCGTAGTAAGATTGAATTTCATTACACCTTCAAACTCCTTGCCGAATAGGTCACGCCACCCCCGGCTCATCTGTCCAGGGGGAACTATTACCGTCCCCCCGGATTGTGTAGACATATAAGTTTTGAACTGCATGGAACGGAGATAACGGGTGAATCTCTCAAAGAACTCATCTCCGATCTCCTTCTCCGTTCCAGCAACACTCCGGGCGTCTATTCGATAGCCCATTATGAAATTGAGGGTTATCTCCCATTTGGCCGTTGAATCTCCCAACTCGGCTTCCAGTGGGACATATTCGAACATGAGTGTGATGAACTTCTTGGAATTATTATCTCGTTCCTCATTCGGTCCAGTGAATATGAAGGTGACTCCGGCGGCATTAGTCAGGTCAGCATCAACACCCACGGCCTTGGTCACTAGATAGGCGATAACCATCTCTATGGTCTCGTTAACAGTGACATTCATCAGGCCACCTCCCATGCCGTTTCAAGCTCGGCCCTTAAAACTCCCGCCGCCCTGTCTATCATCCCGTGAGGTTGTACGCCTTGCACCCACTTGGCGAAAATAACCTTTCCACCTATTTTGAATCTGAGAGCTCTTGCTGTTACCGGCCCATGTGCTTCAGTGCCAAAGTTCAGATAGAATATGACCATAGAATTGGTCAGTATCAGAACCACTCCCGCCATTGGCCCCTCTTCAATGGTTCTCATATAGATGGAATCGGCTGTCTTTCCACTACCGTCCCCGGGGATCTCGTTCTTGATCTCGAACATAGTCCGTTCCATGATATCGTATAACCATGCTTTATACTCATCCAGTTTCTCATTATATCTCATCAAGAGCTTCCGCTGAGTCTCCACTATCCCTTCAACCCTCAACTTGAACTTGAACATATCATCACTCATGAGTCTCTATCTTCTGTAAGAGGAAATGCCAGTAAGGGAGTTCACCATCCCATGATTCCGGGGATTTTAGTTCCATTACGCGGTATAATAATTCATCTATTTCAACTTTGATATTATCGTATTGTGCAGATTTATAGAACTGGTTCAACATCTCAACATCGAAACCTTCCCAACACATCATATGGAGTGTGGAGTCAGACATGAATCCAACATCGGTCCAGGGTTTTGGATCGGTTACGGGGTCCACTATGGCCTTTATGTTGGTTCTCTCTAACACCGTCTTTGAAGTGCCACCATAGAAGTTCGATAAGAAATCCTTGGTGAAAATAAGCGTGACTGTTTTACCTTTATAGAATTTATGTAATACATTTGCCCGGTCTCTCATAACCTCGTGTACCTGAAGAGTCATGTGCTACCACAACCCCACTCCTTTTGTGATGGTTGCAGTTCCGAACATACCTGCAAGAATGATATATATTCCAACTATGGCCCTCTGTTGCATTCTCAGACGTTTCTCATGGTCTTCTATTATCTTTTCCTGAACTTTCTGATGAACATGAATCTTTATGAGGATGTGGTGATCCGCTTCCTCCCGAAGGTCTTCCTTGAGTTCTCGGATATCTTTGGCCGTCATCGGTGGCATTTGGTTAACCCCTCCAAGGTGCAGTCTGGATGAAATTGTCATTTATAACACCATAGGGATCATCACCCCAATTATCCTGTGTGCTGAGGTCAAAGCGTAGTTTAAGGACTGATAAAAGGTGTTCTTTCTGCTGCGTATATTGAGCGATCCGCCCCTGTATCATCTGGCCGTAATTGCCAGTATTCACGCTATCGGCAAGTGTAGACCATGAGAATCCGGTTGCCATATACTCAGAATAGATATTATCTGTTAATCTCAGACAGCTTTCCACAAGGCAAAGGTCATCATATACGAGAGGTTGTGCCGTCTGAGTAGCTGCCGATATCTGTTCATTACAGTATCTTATAGCCATATCGAGATATATCTGAACGGTTGCTTCGGGCATCTCATATATACGGAAGAATAAGAATGTCCTGTTAGGTGCAACACCTGTCACGGTGGCGTTCATCAACGCTATCATATCGGCGAGTGTGGCAACCATTGCTTCCCCTCCAAAAAGAAAAAGAGAATGGGGACTAAAAAGCGTCCCCGAGCAATGACTGTCTAGGAGTAACCCGTGAAGGTTATCTCTACGATGTTATGTCCTCGCGTGATGCATACTCCATATATCCAGACGAAATAACTTTCGAAAGCATCCCTGTGAGGTGTCGGTCTGTTGAGTGCCCTTATCCCACCATCATCGAAGAAGAACCCTATCGGCGTATAACTGGACGGTTCTTTCCATGATTGTGGATCTACTGCGAGGAGCCAAGCGGTTCCAGCGGGTACGAGGTTCGATACATAGATATCGCACCCTTCTATCCGACCTCTCAGACCAGTCACATGGGGAGCCCCTGCGCCGTACACGTCCTTGTCGCTGTAGTGGAAGAGGGCTGAAACCTGTTCATGTCCTCTCGGATTGACGAGCAACACGACAGAATCTCCCTTGTAGTTCTCTTCCAGAATCCTTTTTCCTGCAAGGATATCGAACTGACCGATGGTTCCTGCAATGTTTCCCACGTTCATATCACGCCCGAGTGAGTTGCCTCCTGCGGCTATGACATTGGCTGCTGGAACGCCTGCGGCTATGGCGGTCATTATGTCCCCGTAAACTGTGTTATACAGCTCCAGTTTGATGTTTCGGATCATCTCCTGGATATAGGGGATTTGTTGCCACCTCTGGACCTCATAGGTTATCTGAAAGCCACGTCCGATCTTATATGCTACGCACTCGATGGACTCGATGGGAGCGAGGTTCATGGTGATCTGGGTTCCCTCTGCTATTCGGTCCACTCGTGCTGTCGAACATCCCCTGTGTATCGGGAATATCACGCTTTTGGATTTCGTGAGTTTGTGGTAGAACAGAAACTTTCTGAAATCCGTCATGTCGTATGGGGTCTGGATGACCTGCTGTGTGAGTTCTGGGAAGGCGACACCTCTCTGGTGCATTTGGCTTAATCCGGTTGGGTTTATTGGCATATCTTATCCCTCCTAGATGTTAGTTATCTGAGCCTCCACAATCTCACCGATCACTGTTCCCTGTGATTTGGTCACTCCCTTCATCGCACCTGCAGCCATGAATGCGGTCCACAGTTTCGCCCTGCCAGTTGCATCCGAGGTCCACGGCACATCAGCAGCGAGAGGCTCACCAATGGCAAGTCTGATATATCCGGCGGTGACTACTTTCAACGGGTTCACTACATCCCATGTGCCATTCTGGAACTGCAACTGGTCCTGTGCAAGAACCCCGAGTATAGTTACAGATTCATCTCCAGCGATGGACATTCTGTCGGTCGTCAATACTGATCTCTGAACAATCAGGCCAGCGAATAGGTTTGTTTGATTCGCATCAGGTATGAACGACATACTCCAGTTCTCAGGAGCCACGTTCACCGTACCGCTAACACAGTCATCGCCCTCCCACTCATAGAAGTTCTGGGACTGTACGAGTTGGGTGGCTATAAGTGCCATGACCAAGAAGACCACGAACACCAGTATCATTGTAATTATTTCCATTCTATTCACCATCCATATAAAGGACATTATTGAGTGAAGCTGCAAAGTCCTCATATTCTTGCATCAGTGCGTCAAAGGTTCCCCTCGGTTTACCTTCGTCCTCTACTGATGCACTAACCGTTTCCCCGGTTATGGGTTCAACATTAGCCTTGAGCCTTTCCATGATCTGTTTGTTCTCAGCTTCAAGAGCTTCCTTTTCCGCCAAAAGAGCCGCATCCTTATCCTTCTTCTCCTTCTCATCATCATCCATTGCTTTCTTTGCAGCCGCCTCTTTTAGTTTCTTGTTCTCTGCTCTCAGAGCTTTGACAACCTTGACCATATCTTCGTCCTCGTCCTCGGCATCTTTTTCATCTTCTTCATCTTCTTTCTTTTCATCCTTTTTATCTTCGGCCAACTTTTCAGCCTCCTTTTTTCTATCGCATCCTGCATCTATAAAGTCTTGTTCGTGATTTGCCATATACTCATCGAGACTCGCTGAGAATATCTTGGCATTTGGATATGCTCCCGTAGGAACAATTGATATCTCCACCAGTTCCACGCCCTTCAGAACATTGTGCCCACCATCGCAGAGTTTCTTTCCTCTGGTGGATATGCCACATTTGGAGCACAATATGTCATCGGGCTTTTTGGATGATATGGAAATGTTATTAACACTTTTAGAATGAACTAATCTGGCAACTGCCTCATCTACAATGAACCCTTTTGCAGTGATCGAGTTCCCCACTCTTGAAGCTTCTGTGAAATTACCGACAACATCCCGAACTTCCTTCTTTGAGTGGTTAATCCTGAGTTGGTTATCTGTAACCTGTGCGGCTATGCTGTCCAGCTCGTCCTCGGGTACTGCCCAACCATTTCGATTGAGAGAAGTATCGACGATCATGGCAACAAAAGGTAGTTTCTCCCCATTCTCCTCCCAGATATCTTTGAATGGTTTCTCGAACTCTTCTTCTGAAGCATCAAAATTGGCTTTCCAGTTCAAGGGAGTGGAGGTTTCTACTTCGGGCATAAAGGCACTTCCAAGGAAATAAATAGATAGTAGTAAATTGTGCCTTCACGCAGAATGAATATATAGTTATTTGATATTTATAATTAATTGTATTCTTTGACATTAAATATATATATCCCCTAAAATTATATACACGAAGTTAAGAGGTGATTCTATGGATGAGTGGTTATCATTCGTTCAGGATAGTCCTGTTGAGGATGTCCGGGACGTTACTGTTTATGATGCTGAAGTAATATCGGAGACTGTTGAGACTTTTGACGCGCAGAGAGAATTAACGCCTGAGATGGATATCCGTCTGACTGATGCCCCGAAGGACTGGCGAACACCCAATACCTTTGAGGAGGTCCCACCGTTATCGGGAACGGGTCTGGTGCATACTACTTATAACGATTACTGGACGAAGATATGGGGAGTTAACCCGATAGCCGACCTGTGGTTATATCGCCAGATAGCCCGGACAGATCCGTGGGTCCAGAAGTCATTGCAGTTACAGGTGGACCTTGCACTCCAGAAGGGCTATAAGTGGCAGGTGGACGACGAAGCACCGAAACACGATGAGATGATGAAGCTTATTGATGATGTCTTTGAACTGGTGCAGTGTGACTTTGAGAAGGATGTATTACCGAGTATCGCCTGGAATATGCTCTGTTTCGGTAGTGGTTGGCTGGAGTTGATCTTCTCAGATGGTAAGCCCGACCAGAAACCTAATGTGATAACCAAGACCGTGACCAATATCAAGGGGACCGAGGTGATAAAAGAAGATTACGATATGTTCGACCCTAAGCCCGGAGTATTGGCGAATATTAAATCTCTGGACCCCTGCACCATGAGAGTTCGACAGGACGGTTACGGGAACATCTATGGATATACTCAGATAATCCAAGCACAACCGATATTATTTTCTACTGATAAGATCGTTCAATTCAAGTGGCAACCTCGAACAGTGCCTTATGAGAACGCTTACGGTACATCTGAACTGATGGCATTGTTACGGGATATCGACTATATCAGAGCTATAGAGGGAGACCTGTATATGGCTGGTCATGCCATCGTAAAACCTCCCATGATATTCAAGGATCATCCAGGGTCGCCTCCTTTGACTGATGCACAATGGACGAGAATCAGGACATTGAATCAGGGCCGTAAAATCGGAGATGATGTTTATGCTATGGGGCTGGATGTATTGTTCCAGAGTGAGGTGGGGTCTGCATTGGGGGCGATGATGGAGTTCTACAAGTTGAAGCGTGATGACAGATCAGTTGGTTTAGGCGTTCCCCGTAATGTTCTAGGGATACCTGAAGGGAGTTCTCGGACAACCATTGAGATGAATATGAATGAGTTCTACACCAAGATCAAAGGATTTCAGTCTGATATCGGAACCACTGTGGTCTACAAGGTTCTGTTACCTGCGGCGTTACGTCTTGGATGGTCCCGAAAAGAATTCATTGAGAACTTACCTAATATGGAGTTCGTTGATGTTGCCATACAGGATGAGAACCTGAACGCTGAGAGAGAGCTGAAGATATGGGAGAAGGGATTGACCACATCCAATGAAGCACGGATGGGGCTTAATCTGGATGAGATAAAGGTTGATGATGCTGAAGGTGAAGCGAGGGGAGATAAGTATTATGACGAGGTGATGGGCGGTGGATTTGGTGATGGATTCGGTGGAGGTGGTAGTGAGATACCCGTGAGAGAACCCGGGCTCACTCAACCGAAAGCATCTGTGAACGATGAAGGTGGAATGGGTCCGAACTTCCCTGAGCTTATAGAGGAGACGGCGGAGGAGAGGAAGAAACGGGAGAAGAAGGAATGGGAGTTGGCCTATGGTCCGAGTGAGGCATTGTTCAGGGAACAGGAGAAGAAGTGGGATGAGGAAGTCGGGGTCGAGTAATGACCATCCGTAACTTTGTTTTTCAGGCTATTTATGCGGCCATGCAGGATGTACGACAGGCCGCGAAAGACGATGAATATCTCAATCCTCCCGACCCTGACCCGGTTGATGATAACCAAGACCCCATCGAAAAGAGACTCTATACTGATGTTGATTCTACCAGACCAGTACGGAGAAAAGTGCTTGAGTGGTCCGTTAATAATGTTTCTACTCTCAAAACCATTCCAGACGGTAAGACACGGAAAGCACGGGAACTCATCGCTCACGGTATAAACGAGGGATGGAGTAAGAAGGAGTTACAGAAGAAGCTCGTTGAGAAGTTCGAAGTCACTCCCGATAATGCCAAGCGTATCGCACTCAATGAGGTTCGCAGGGCTTACAACTGGGCATACAAGAAGACCGGATATGAGCTTGGTTATAGATATGTGGTCTGGAGAGTTCACCCTGGCGCGTGTAGAAAGATATGTCTGCCTCGGAATGGGTTGATGTTCAATATCATAATGGTCAGTATTCCAGAGGACAGTCATCCAGGGTGCAGATGTTGGTTGGCATTGAACAGGACCGGGTTTGTGACACCTTACAAGAAGACCCTTGCACCATTGCCCAAGCTTGACCAGATACCGGGAATGGATGACGTGGTTCCCGATCTGTTGAGACTTCCCGAATGGATGAGAATCCCTACTATAATCTGAGGTTGTGTTATGGATAGTTGTCCCTGGTGTGGATTCCATTACATTGATGTTATGGGAGGTAGAACACTTGACGATGCTGAACGCTGCCCCAAATGTAGTATGAGAATAAAAAAGGGGGATGCTGGGCTTACTCGGACGCCCGGGAGCCCTCTTCAGCCTCAGATGTGAAGGCATCTGGCATCCCCACAGGGTTAATTATGGTTTTGGAATATAAATAATTTATCCTTCAACATGGATGCTTTGGCAATCTCTTTATGATGTGCATACAGCCGGGATTAGGACACTTAAGGATAGAACATACCTGAACCATCTGAGTCGAGCATAAGGGACATATCATTGTTTATCCCCCAATAGATGAGATCCCATCTGGAGACCTTCTACAGTATTCACGGGAAACCAATAAGCATCGGGGTCCATTGATTCCTCTGCTACCATCATATTAATACACACACTCTGATAGGTGTTCAGGCAACCATAAACGAAGTCACCGATACTAAATCCGAATGATTGGGCCAGTTTAAAGAACTTCCTCCAGGCCCGTTGATCTCTGCACCTGTGTTCCATGAATATTTGTGGTTCTATGTGTGCTTTCTTTCTGGCCAATTCTAACAGTATGTGCCAGTTAATAGACTTATACATTCTCATTTAATCACTTCCATCATAGGTACGAATTGTCCTGTTTTATTGTTCTTTATCATCAGATAACCGCATCGCTCACAGAGTAGAGTACAGCATGATTGCCTCATGTGTCCGTGTGTGGAGTCTCGGAGGCATCTCATCATTCATCACGTCCTCATCATATCATATACTTCGTCATCCATGAAACCGTAATCTTCACCGGGCAACCGTGTTCCCACATCGGAGAACGACAATATCCCACGCTTTGGAGACTCTGCGATAGCGTTGGGGTTGAAATAATCCAGCCCTATCGCCCTGATACAGATGCACAGTGAGGATGGATAATCGTCATGCTTACCGTCTGGATGATGACACCGTAGAAGGTTGTTCCGATACTCATAGCCCAGAGTAATCATTTCGGACTTAAACTTTTCCGCTTCTCTACTCTGGTCATCAGGCCACGATACGCGCCCCTGATGCCATTCTGTATGTAACTGACCCATCATATCGGAGTGATTGTAAGCGTTCCATTTATGTGGTATTAGGTGGGGTCTGTGGATAGAGTAATGGTGAGTTCGAGGCCAGAATACATTGAACCGACCTTTCAGCATATCAAAGAAAGCGTCTCCTTGCATATCCTTCTCCTTTTGACTGTCAACAGCGATGGCCCTCAGAGAATAGTTCGATATGAAATTCATTATCATATCCGCTTGAATCTCGTAGTTCGTACACTCTCGGATAAGCTGAGGTTCGAACCAGTTCAATATTTTGAGTTCGTAGGAATCCTTTGTCTTGACCACTTGCATGATAGTTACCACGGTGGAGTCTGGGGACTTGGCAACGTCGATCCCTGCATAGATGTTATCATACAGCACCCTATCCGATCCGCGTATGAGTCTGGTGATACGCTTCTCGTCTCTAGCCAATCTCATCAATGCCGGTTTGGATGTGAACGATATGGCCGATTCGTTCCACTGTAACATATACGGGCCGGTGAACAGGATATTATTCTGACCCAACTTCTTTTTTTGTTTCTCGAAAGTTAACTTATAGTCCTCGCTATGTTTACAGAACTCCAAACCGTCATAAATGAAAAGGTTATCTTCCTCTACTTCACCCTGCGTAAGAGATTCATAGAAGTACCGACAGTCACCGAGTTGCAGTGACATTGTGCCGGAGTAGACTGTTGAAGCCCTCGTATGCGTTCCCATAGGCCCGATAGACTTATGGATTATATCATCAGTAACATCCTGTGTCTCGTCCACATAGATGAGATGTAATGCTCTACCCTCCAGATACTTGGATGATGTGGAATACTTGGAGATAGTGGATCCATCGGGAAACTCTATCCGATCACTTCGATCGATAACCATGTCAAGATTTTCACCTTTTATTATTCTATTACAGATATGTCTCGTGGCAGCGTAAGCGATATCCGCCTGATCTAATGACGGTGCGAAGATCCCGGACCAACACCCGCGGGAGAATCTAGATAATGATAATGATATAGGTGAGTGTGGGAAGTTCAGTGATTTACGGTAGAACTTAGGGAAATAGAATGTGATGTATGATACAATCCATCCCATTGTCGTGGTCTTCCCTGACTGTCTGGCGAACTGTACGAATATATCTGCAATGTCTCCACGGAATACGGAAATGATGATACGGTCAGCTACTTCCTGCTGTGGAGGGTAGAGGGTCCAGTTACCCACCTCCCTCAAGAACTCGCGGAAATGAGACAGTAAGAAGGCTTCGAATAGTTGAGGGTTGTGATATATCCGATACTTCCTTACTTCCTGTCGTTTCCATTTGTCGTCATGGTTCATCTGTTCCCTCTATATCTATCACATCGTCTGAATACTTCCTCGTTGAATACTTCCTCGTTATCCTCTCTCTGCATTTATCACAGAGTAATCCAAGATCCTTGCTCCAATCGTTGTTCATCGCTTGAGAATGCATATTAACATATTGTGGATGGTTTTGTATCTGATTGATCGTGAGGTTCTGAATAACATCGCCACCGACCATGAGAATGATACGTTTATAATCAGATTCCGATCTTACTATCTGTAATGCTTTAATAGCTAACTGTCTCGCTTTATCCCAATCCTCTTCCTTTTCCGCCTTTCTGATACCTTTCTGAAACAGTTCATAATTCTTATCCAGTACCTCTTGAGCCCTATCTATATCCCTTGCAAGAGATGGATCGGATTGAACCAAACTGAACTCTTTTGGACTTTGGTTCAGTTTTAGTTCAATTTTATTCTTTATGTCGGGATCATTCCAGAATTTATAAAAAGTAGTTTTGGACCGTACGTTCATGTATCTACATATGTCCAGTACCGTATGGAAGCCCTTTAGTTTGGCCTTTACATACAGAGTGATGAATTTCTTTGGTGTAAGTTTAGTCATTATAATACGCAGCCTTCACAGTATTTGTAATGTTCAGAGAGTATTTATAATTATTGTAAAGAATGGTGAAGGGATTTGGTTATACTTTCTTATTTGAGTTCTTCATTTGTGAGGATTGGGCACACTGTTTCTTGTAATTTCTCTATTTTGTCACCAACACAGAGCGGTTTTATCCCATCTTGCAATCTCTTAATCTTATTATCGATAAGGGATATTTTATCCTTTCTTAACTTTTCCAATGCTTCAATCCTTCTTTCTAATAATTCTCTTTCAAATTTTGGAAAGTAATCGGGAGAACTTAAAATATTCAGAAAGATTAATTTCATCCCAATTTCTTTAGAGGTTTCAAATAAATCTGCTAAATCCTCTATTTGTTTCATTAATTCGGGTTCTACTTCTACTGTTACTGTTTTTGCTACCATTTCATATCTCTCCTTTCTTCTTTCTCTCCAACCAGTTCCCTTTCGGTAATGGTTTCTGTGATTGTTGTTTCTGACCACCTCCCCTCTGCATACTCGCCTCACCATCATCATCGAGGGAACTCATCCCGAGTATCGCCTGTATGCCGTAACGTCTCGCGTATGTGATCGAAGACCCTAGACCCTGCATATCATAGCTTCCATCCTTCGCGGGCTTTATGTGTAGTTTCTGACTGTATGAAATCCATTGACCGGAGATGTGCATTAGAGTGGTTTCGTAGTTCTCACCGTCTCCACACTGTATGATGGTTAATCCATGCTCGGTTAT